GCAGTAGATGAAAATAACCAACCTATATTAGAAGATGGTGTTCAACTTATTAACTACGGTTTAAAAACTGAAAAGAAAAGAATTGTAAAAGATCAAGCTGCAGGATTACTTGCTAAAACAGATTGGTATGTCGTTAAAGCAACTGAAGTTGCTGATTATACTGTACCCGCAGACATTACAACTTACAGAGCAGCAGTTAGAACTAGATCTAATGAAATGGAAACTGCGATAGATGGTGCAGCAAATGTCGATGCACTCAAAGCATTATATGAATATACTAACACAGGAACAGAACAAGATCCTGTGTATACAAGACCTTTAGGAGAGTGGCCAGAGGAGGTAATCTAAAGTGCTTATTCTTGGTGGCAATCAATTAGCAGCAGGTGGTTATAACGTTGATAACTCATTAAGATTTGATGGGACTTCAAATTTAACAAGAACACCAGCAAGTGATGGAAACTTAACAACAATGACTTTTAGTTTTTGGATTAAAAGAAGTAAATTAGGAACTGATCAAAGGCTTGTTTCTACAAACTATACGAGTGCTTCTTTATTTTACATGAGGTTTAATACAGATAACACATTCCAGCTAATAGGTTATTCTGGTGGTGGTGCTACTGTACATGTAAATAAAATAACAAATAGAGTTTTTCGAGATACTTCTGCATGGTATCATTTAGTTATTACTTTAGACAGTACTAATGCAACTGCTGATGATAGATGCAAAATTTTTTTTAATGGTGAAAGAGAAACTTCATTTGCTACAAGTACAAACCCTTCTTTAAATCAAACCTTTGTTTGGAATAAATCAAGTCATAAAAATGATATAGGTCATTATGCTTACGATGGTAGTAAACATTTTGATGGCTACATGTCAGAATTTTTTTTCATTGATGGCACAGCACTAGACGCAACATCATTTGGAGAATTTGATGCGGGTAGTGGAATATGGAAACCAATAGATGTATCTGGTTTAACTTTTGGCACAAATGGATTTTATTTACCATTTGAAAACTCTGCTGCATTAGGTCAAGATGATAGTGGTAATGGAAATAACTATACTGAAAATAACTTAACTAGCATAGATCAATCTACTGATACACCGACTAATAATTTTGCAGTAGGAAATAATTTAATACCATCACTAACTACTTATTCAAATGGCAATCTTACTGTTAGTAATGGTGCATCTTGGAAAGCAAGTGGCTCAACTTTAGTTGTCACACAAGGTAAATGGTATGCAGAAATGAAAGTAGATGTTTTTGGTGGTGTTGGTATGCTCTTTGGTGTTGAAGATATGGATTTAGTAAGCATATGGTCACCAGTTCTTGTTGGAACTTCTGTTAATGGTAGAGGTTATTATTACTATGGTACATCTTATAATAATGGTATTGCATCTGCTTTTGGTGCAAGTTATACTACTGGAGATATTATTGGAGCATATTTAGACATGGACAACAAGTTTGTTTATTTTAGTAAAAATGGTGTTATGCAAAATTCAGGAGATCCGTCTAGTGGAGGTTCTGGAACTGGTGGTCTATCCTTAGCTGGAACAGAATATTGTTTTGCTTATGCTGTTTATAGTTCTACTGTAAGTCTTAATTTTGGCTCACCACCTTTTGCAATTACCTCTGGTAATGCAGATGCAAACGGATATGGAAATTTTGAATATAATCCCACCTATAGTGGGGTCAATTACTATTCTTTAAACACTAAAAACCTAGCGGAGTTTGGATAATGGCTTACACAGATATAGACAAACCAGACGATTATTTTAATACTAAACTTTATACAGGTAATGGTGGAACTCAATCTATAACTGGAGTTGGTTTTCAACCTGATTGGACTTGGATTAAATGTAGAAGTAATGCACACAATCATCAATCATTTGATAGTCTTAGAGGTGCAACAGTGCAATTATTTCCTAATCTTACTAATGCAGAACAAACTGGTGCAACTAGTTTAACAAGTTTTGATTCTGATGGATTTAGTCTTGGAAATGCCACTGGAGTTAATGGTTCAGGCCAAACTCATGTGGCATGGAATTGGTTAGCCTCAAACACAACTGCATCAAACACAGATGGAAGCATAACCTCAACTGTTAGTGCCAATACTACAAGTGGATTTAGTATTGTAACTTATACAGGTGCTGGTGGTACTCAAACTATTGGACACGGTTTAGGTACTACTCCAGGTCTTGTGATAGTTAAAAGAAGAACAGGTGGAACAAATGGTTGGATAACTTGGCATAATGCTTTAACAGGACTTCAATATTTAATATTAGACTCAACAACTACTCCTGGTTCTTCAAGCACCATTTGGAATAGTACAACTCCAACTTCTAGTGTATTTAGTGTTGGAACTAGTACAGCAATGAATGCTTCTGGTTCAACTTATGTTGCCTACTGCTTCGCAGAGAAAAAAGGATTCAGTAAGTTTGGAAGCTACACAGGTAATGGAAGTACAGATGGAACATTTGTTTATACAGGATTTAAACCTGCTTGGGTTATGATTAAAAATACAACTTCTGCTACAAGTTGGTTAATGAAAGATAATAAAAGAACATCATCAGGATTTAATCCTATTGATAAAAGAATGTTTGCAAATGAAAGTTCAGCAGAATCAACAGCAGAAGATATAGATTTTGTATCTAATGGATTTAAAATGAGAACAAGTGGAGCAAACCCAAATGTTTCTGGTGGTTCATTCATCTACATGGCATTTGCTGAAAATCCTTTTGTTACAAGCACTGTAATACCAGCTTGCGCAAGATAACTTGCCATAACGTATAATCTAATGTATTTTAAACTATGCTACAAAAACTTAACTTCAAACCCGGATTCAATAAACAAGTAACCGATTCAGGTGCTGAGTCTCAATGGGTGGATGGAGATTTTGTTAGATTTAGATATGGTTTACCTGAAAAGATAGGAGGCTGGTCACAACTCAGTAAAACTAATCAAACGATACCAGGAGCAGCACGTGCTCAACATGCATTTGAATCCTTAGCTGGTGAAAAGTATGTAGCAATTGGAAGCTCGCAAGGTTTATTTTTATATTACTCTGATAAAATTTATGACATCACTCCATTAGATACTGGTTTAACAGGAGCTGATTTTGATGCAACAACCGGTTCACCAACGGTTACTGTCAATAAAACAACACATAATTTACAAAATGGAAGATATGTCACCTTTTCTTCAGTTACGGTTCCAACTGGATCGGGTTATGCAACATCTGATTTTGAAGATAATACGTTCGAGATAAAAAATGTAACTGCTAATACTTTTGAAATTACGATGCCAACCAATTCAGCAGGTACAACATCTGGCACTGGATCTGCTCAAATTGATCCCTATGTATTTGTGGGTCCAACAATTGAGACTGCAGGGTTTGGTTGGGGAACATCTACTTGGAGCGCTGAAACATGGGGCACTCCTCGATCTACTAGTAACGTGATTCTAGATCCAGGAAACTGGAGTCTTGATAACTTTGGTCAAATACTAATTGCAACAATTCATAATGGTAAAACATTTACTTGGAATGCCGGAGCTGCTGGTGCAAGAGATATTCGGGCAACAACTATGTCAGGTGCACCGACTGCATCAAGACTTACACAAGTCTCTGATAGAGATAGACATGTATTTCATTTTGGTACAGAAACCACAATCGGTGATACATCGACTCAGGATCCAATGTTTATTCGATTTTCAAATCAAGAAGATTATAATACCTATACTCCAACTGCAACCAATACCGCAGGGACCTTTAGACTCGATAAAGGAAACGTGATTGTTGGAGCAGTATCTGGTAAAGATTATACACTAGTATTAACCGATTCATCGGCTTATGTTATTCAGTTTGTGGGTCCACCATTTACCTTTTCAGTTAGACAGGTAGGTACCAATTGCGGATTAATTGCTCAACATGCTTTAAGTTATTCTAATGGAGTTGTCTTTTGGATGTCCGGTGAAGGTGGATTTTTTATGTTTGATGGTACCGTTAAAGCACTTCCATGTTTAGTAGAAGACTTTGTGTTTACCACATCTGGAGATAACTTAGGAATTAACTATTCTGCATCAGAAATTGTTTATGCAGAACACAATACTTTGTATAATGAAATTAATTGGTTTTATCCAAAAGATGGTTCTATACAAAATGATAGATGTGTAACTTATAACTATGGAGAAAACTGTTGGACCACATCATCACTTGCTAGAAGTTCTTATATTGATCAAGGAGTATATGACTTACCGTATGCAACTGAATATAATAGAACAGCAACCCCTAGTTTTGATATTCAAGGAGTAACAAACATTAATGGTGCATCAATTTACTATGCTCATGAAACCGGAACCGATCAAATAAATTCATCCGGTACAACTTCTATTGATGCCTATATTCAATCAGGAGATTTTGATATATCTGCAAGACAAAGTGCATTAGGTCAAACAACAGGACTTGCTGATTTTAGAGGCGATGGTGAATTTATTATGTCAATGCGTAGATTTATACCTGATTTTAAAGTATTAACCGGTAATTCAAAAGTAACATTATTATTGAATAATTATCCAAGTGATACTGCTACAAGCTCACCTTTAGGTCCCTTTACAATTACATCAACTACTGATAAAGTAGATACCAGAGCAAGAGGCAGGCTTCTTGCAATCAAAATTGAAAACGACGCTGTAGGTGAAACTTGGCGTTATGGAACATTAAGAGTAGATGTAAAACCAGACGGTAGAAGATAATGGCAATAGACAAAGCTTTATATAAAGACAAACGATTAACTGAATTAGAAAAGAAAAAAATTAAACCAGCTAATCAAGGTGGTGGACCTAACTATCTTGGTAAACAAGAAACGGTTACTGTTCCTAAAAAATGGTTATCAGATCCAGATCACGTAGTAGCTGAA